TGAACACCATTTCTATCAGTTGCATTTGCTTTTACAGTTGCAGTATTACCACTTTCGTTTGTTACAGTTTCGCCTGCAACGAATGTGCCTTTTACATTTGAAAGAATATATAAACCAGCAGCAACAGAAGTTGCTTCAATAATACCAGTTGCACCTGATGTGCCACCGGTTAATGTTTCTCCTGCTGCTAAAGTAAATGCTCCAGTTGTAACAACATGAGTAAACATGTCAACATTGAATAAACCTAATTTGTAAACAGAGGTTGTATTACTTGAAGTCGCACCAGCAGTTCCTGATGAGTATTCAAAGAAACGAGGTTTTGCTCTACCAATTGTGTGTAAGTCAGTTGATGAACCTACATTAGCAGTACCTCTACTTGCTGTTTTTTCTTTTAATAAAGTTAGCTCTCTGAATGCTTCAGTCTCACCTGATACTGTTCCTAAATCAGGTTGACCATGTATATTTGTAACATCAATAGATGAGCCAATATTTAATCTTGTTGTGGAATTGTTTATAGTATCAAAGTCTCTTGCTTTTTCTATTGTTAAAAATTTTTGAGAAGTGGTATCAAACTCAAAACCTCTAACATATGCTTTACCCGGAGATAATCCAATAGCAAGTCTTGCCTCACTATCAGTCGCACTTAAACCATTATGTAAACTATCACTATCTGCAGCAAAGATACCACGATTTGATCCTGTGTCTTTGTGTTCTCTAACATCTATATCAAAAGGTTTAATTACATAATCACCACTTTCTTCAAATGTTCTTCTTGCTAAAGTTTCTTCTAAAATATTATAGTCTGTTCTTTTTACAATTTCTTCAATGTCACCATTATTAACTCTAAGTATCTCTACAAAGTTTTCATCATCTGTGGCAGTTAAAGTTTTCTTTGCAAGTGTTAATGCAATTTTAAATCTATGAGCACCAGGTGCATTTACATTTGATGTGCCTTGTGCATTATCATTTAATGATGTATCACCCTCTGGTGTAATAAAACTTTCTGTGACTGTAAATCCTACTCTAAATGTAGGTGCATTTGAATATGGTTCTAAGATTAAAGTTTCTTCACTATTCTTTACAAAGAAACCATTTATAAAATATACACCTTCTTCTATTTTTACAGCACTTGCTTGACCAGTTGCGTTTGAACTTGTAGGTAATGAAGTGCCTGATGTACCA